GCCGGCCCATGATGCGACAAACATCTCGGCTCCCATAGCCGGACCCTGGCCGTTCATCTGCGGCGTTGAGTCAGGCTTAACCCATACGCACGCCCTTTTGTATTTCATTGGACTTGCATTGATAGAGTCTGCCCAGCGCCCCACGCCTTCGGGAGAACAAAACAGCAACACCCAGCCGTTTGATGCCGCGTACACCTTCTCGACGATATCATCTCTCATGTTTTCCACATGGTCGAAGGAAATATCGCGATTCGATGGGCCTCCATCCTTGCGCACATTACGTGCGCCTGCTGTTTTAGCTTCGTGGGTTATCCTTTCATAAGGCGGGTCCGTTATTATATGATCCACGCTTGACAGAAGCGGAATGATCTCCAGGCAATCTCCACGCAAAAGAACGTGGGGGCCTACAGCTACCCAATCTTTTATTGGATTATCGCTCATGCGTCTCCCGTTACCTCCAGATAAAGATTAATGGTATTGCGAAAAGTGACACGACTCCTAAGACCAACGCCAAGAAGTTAATGAGAATCCAGAAGTACCAGGCTTCTGATTTTGGGTAACAATTTCTGGAAAACAGGGCTGTCAGCAAAAACATGCCGATGCATACAACCAGAACAGTTTCGGCTATCTGCAACATTAGTATGACTTGCCTCCAGCGTCCACTGACGCTCCGAAGCAGCCTTTTATTGCTGAGTTAATTCCGTTTTTAAGTCTCATTTGAGTTAATTCCGTTTTTAAGGCTCATTATTTGCTCTCCAGTTCAGTTTCGCATAGCGCAAGCGCGCGCCAGGCCAGTGATACAGAATGTGGCGTTCCGTCGTCTCCGACTTTGCCACGGTCGATAAGGTGACGGACAATACAGTCCGCATGATCGTTAGACTTATCTTTTGACCAGTAAAGCGGCTGGCCAGGGTTATGCTTATCATTGCCGGTCTTAGAGAGTCGCGCCAAAGCCGCCATTGTCAGGGGAAAGTAGTCCAGAACGCCTGTTGCAATTGGCGTATTCTTGCGCTCCTCGCTATCTTCTGTGATTTTTATTGATCTCGTGTCTCCGTAAACAGATTTCACCTTTGTCTCTACGTCTACATCCACGTTAGTATTCACGCATATCGGCAATTTTTCTACAATATCCCAATGTAACTCAAATTTCACGCCAAGGGAATCTATGTAAAATGATCCATTCTCCCTCCAGGAACTGTCCACCCATAAACCAGACGAAATATCATAATACTGACCCTTGAAGGGATAGATGCTTTCGCCGTCGTAAAACTGGATTTTCGCCCTAGTCCCGCTGCGCGTCCTGTAATATTCACCAACCTCGAGTTTCATGTCGCCCTCCTGTCAAAAACATAAACATTACCAAAAATTCCATTTTGGCACAGGCTTGAGACCAAGGTTCAATATATATGCCAAGAGGTTTAGTCCCGTCCGATTCCATGTCCCACTTGTGTTCAGACTGCATCATTAGTGCCTTCCGCTCATCCAAAAGAATTCGGCGGTCATACTCCTTGGTTTTTTCCTGCATCTCGCTGGCCAGGTTAAGGTGCGCAAACTTTTGGCGAATACCCTTGTCAACCTGAAGTGCTATTTCTGAAAACACCGGAATCATAGATTTCAGCGGAGTTTTCATATCGCCAACATACGCCTCTTCGGCGTCATGCATCAAAGCATCAAAAGCTAAAAACTTATCGTCCGTATCTTTTAGAATTTTCTCTGCCAAATATACCGAATGCTGCGCGACAGAATAGAAGTATTTCGTGGCGCCACCATACCGGCACGTCATCGAAAGGGCGTGCGCAATATCAACTATCTGTATGTCGTTATTCATCAAATCGTTGAAGTCGAACTTACGGCCTGTATATGTCAAAACCCAATTACTCATCCCAAGCCCCTGTTTTTACATGCAATTCGCGTTTCTGGAGAATTTGGTGAACTCGCTGACGTGTTAGCCCGAATTCTTCGCCAATTTGCTTCATTGTAAAGCCAAAATCGCGCCGGTATGACATAACGTCCGCACGATCCTTATTCACTGCCTTCGATAGCTTGCGCGGAGTCTCGTCGCCAAGCTGCTCGCGAATTGCGTAGTATATACGGTACTTGGACACCCCGGTCTTTTTGGACGCCTCGGAAACAGTGCATTCGCCGCTTTGCACAAGCTGCACCGCGTCACGCACTTCCTCAAACACTCCACGCTTGACTCCAAGGGCCTGCGCTGTGATTGAAATTCGAGCCGTCGATATCCCGGTTTCTTTTGAGATTTCAGCCAGCCGCTTGCCGGATGATAGACTTGTCAAGGCTTCCAACATTAAGCTTGAGAGGTGGGGTTTCTGCTCTGACAGATCGTTCGTAGTGGTGTTGGCAGTAATTTGTGAGTCCATTGGTTTTTTCTCCGCAAAATTTGAATGGTTTGTCCCATGTTACCGGGAAGTGGCACTGCTTCGGACCCAATTCGATTAGTGATGGGCCGTCACGCTCTGGCGTGTCTTGGTCTGGTCGCTTTGGAATACGACGACGCTTCAGTATACATTCTTTGGTAGCGTCATCTTGTCTTTTGGTCTTTCTTGGCGTCTTAATTCCATGACGCTTAAACACACCAGCAATGGTTCCTGCTGATATGTTTTCGTCCCTGGCGACTCCGCGCATGGTCATTCCGCCGGCAATCTTCTCTTGCCAGCGAGCCACGTCCTCTTCTTTCCACTTGATAGTACTCATGTAAAAACTCCCGTTTACAATGTTTGTATATTACCCGATATTGCACATGTCAACAAAACATTTGATTGAAATAGCAACTTTCGTGCCGTATAGTGATGGCTCGCAATAGAATGAGGTTAGAAATGAGAAAAATACTACTCGCCGCTGCGCTTGCGTTTATGCCGATTACCGGATGCGCAACACTTGCGGCCACAAGCAATCAAGAGCAAATTGGCTCATACGACGAAAAAGCACTGCTTACTGCTGAAGTGGCGTATGGCGCAGCCTTGTCTGCTATCAATGCAGCCGCCGTAATGGGTACAATTGACGCCAACCAGAGCCGTCAACTCATGCCACTACTTGAGGCGGCAAACGATGGCCTCGAGTCCGCTCGAGCGCTGTACGATGCAAACCGGCTTATCGAAGGCCGGTCTGCAAGCGAATCCGCACTGTTGCAGGTTGCAGCGGTCCTCCAAGTCCTCATTGATGCAGGGATTATCGAATAATGAACGCTCAATCTGTCGTCCAACTTCTCATCCTGCTTGACCAGGTTTCGGCACAAGTCATCACCATGCTCCAGACGATCAAGGGATTCTCGCCGGAAGACGAGGATATCTTGCAGGACTTGCTGAAGCAGCACCGATCCAAAAACGACGCCCTATATGCGTCCGTCATGGCGTCACTGGCCGCGCGAGCCGAAAAAGGCTAACTATCGGCTCAAACTATCGGCCCTTGCGCTGCGGCGTGGGGGCCACCGCCTTCTCTATCTCTTTGACAACCGACGGGCGATCTACACCCGGAAGTAACTCACACACCACATAATCCAACGCCAACTCGAACCACTCAGCAAATTTGCTCTGGGCCATCGACTCGAACGCAATACTCTGGCCGCGAACCTGCCAAACATCACCAACCCCAGGAATATTCAATAGGATTCGGTCGCTAAGCCCGGTTCCTATTTTGATTTGCTCGACAACGTGTTCTGCGCTGTCAAAGTCATCACTGTTTTCAAACACAAGGCGAGCAAGCTTCCACAACAACCTATGCTGGCGCGGGTTGCGTGGGGACTTTGCGTGAACCATGACCAAAGCGCCCTCGGCCATTAGTCCCATAAGCTGCCGGCCCTCTAGGTCTATTGGAGCCAGCCCGTCGCCCTCTCGCCTTAGCCAGATTGTCCCCTCAGCCATTTAGGATAGCGTCCTCAATCTCTGAAATCTTCGCTGCGTACTCAGGATCGTCATAAAGCTTTGGAGCCACCTTCATAATGTAAATCATTGTGGTGTGGTCGGCGTAGTTAAACGCTCGAGCAATTTGTGGGAATGATTGATTTGTGTGCTTCCGGCAAAGATACGCCGCGATATGACGTGGCTTAGCAATCTTCATCCGCTTCGTCTTCTTGGCCAGCGAACCTTTCGATAGGCCGAATGCCTCCTCGGTTGCGGCTATCACTGTCGCGCACAAAATTGCTTTCTTCGAGTTCTTTGAGAATGACTGTACCATCTAACTTTTTCCTAAACTTGGTGTTGAAACTTCTCTTACTAATCTGGCCAGAAATGCCCTTGGCCTTCCTGCGAGCGCGCCTGGCATACTGCCCTGTGCGTCCGCCCATTTTGTCAGAAAGAGCGGCTTGTTTTGCCTCCCACTTTCCTTTGTCTGCATTACACTTCCGACACAAAAGGCGACAATTCTCTAGCGTCGATTCTCCGTTCATTGATACGGGCTTAATGTGGTCAAAGTCTTTTCCGACACTATCACACCCGTCTGCTTCGCACATTCCGCCTGCGCGCTGCCATACCTCAACTCTTACCCACTTGGGGAAGGCTTTTCTGTCAGCTATCCATGAAGGTTTTCTTGTATCTGCCAAGTACGTGACTCCTGTTTGCCAAATACACAGCTTTGAGAAAACCACGCGGCCCCTCACTGCGTATGCGCTTTGTCCGCTCTGACTTTCCGCCCAGCTTCTTCCATCCAGGGTTATCAAGCGATTCGGGAACTATTTCCTTGCGCTCTGGCATGATAAACCCGTTTCCGTGCCAGATACAGGTTTTCTTCGCATAAATATCACGCGCTGGTATGATTTCAGGATAGCGTGGATGTTCGTCGTCTTCTGGCAAATATCCCGCATATTCGTAAGGGTGGAAGTAAGCGTCTGGCTTGCGCCACTTTGTTGATAGGACTCCAACCGGGTTTTCTGCCATCCACGGCACATTAAATTCGTTAGCAATGGTTTCAACATGGCGGGCCATACGAACAGCGCGATCCTGGCAATCAGGATCTTCTTCCAACTTTTTTGCAAAATGCTTTGCGCCGGCAACAGTCAGGTCTGTGCAGGGACTCCACGACATTACAAGTGATGGTCGCATGTTGGTGAATATTGAGCGCACCGTTCGCTCGCTTGATAGGTCTTCGTTGAAGTAATAGATTGTTCCATCGTTATCAAAGTTTTCTTTTTTGCAGTCATTAATGATATCGTAGGCGACGCCCACAAACCCGGCCTCGGCCCACGGCCTGAGCGCATTACCAGATTCATCAAACAGCGAAAGAATTATGTCGTTTATCATTTTTTGCCCTCTACGTACTTTCGATATGTCGGCCACGCCTTCATTTGCTTCTCGAATTCTTCCTGGCTTATCGGTTTGAGCCACTTTTCTTGGTCAAACACCACGAAGTAGTTGTTGAGCCTTCCATTATGCAAGAACCCTGCCGATCCATTGTCCGGCGCGAGCATTGGAAGTCCGCCGGCACGCAAATCATTGCTAACAAGCGATGGACTCACGCCATTCCAGCGTTTGATTTCCGGGTATTGGGAAAACAGGTCTGGGAACATCAGTGTAATTTCGTCTGACGTGTACCAAGGACGGACAGTCACATCTGGAAAAGTCCTGAGAATCGTCTTTGCATATTCCTGCGTTGCCTTTGACGCGCTGGAAGTCGGCATTGTCATCTCAGACGCCCATGTCAATGCATCGCTGATCCAGTGCGCAATATAGTTTTCCTTTGACTCCTGCATCTCATGCGCCAGTCGGGCAAAAGGCTTCATGCGCTCACGGCTGGCAACCCTTGAAGCCTGCGTAAGCGGCGCGGCAGCGGGAACAACAAACTGGCTCACATCTCTTTTCAGAAACCAGTCAGCAAGAAACCTGGCGTTTCCATCATTCACCCATTCGTGAAACCTTGATATGACTTCCGGTGGGCATTTGCGTGCTGGAATACTATAAAACAGGTCATCATTCTGCAACAACCTATCTTGGCCCTTCGGAAGAGTCAGCAGGACAAGCATACGGCTAACTTCATTTCGAGAGAATGACCTTTGCCGCTGGGCGTCGTGAATTACTCGAGCGTCTGGGGATAATATCATCTGGCAAAGAACCTGACCGCCAATTCGATCCTCCAGCCCGTTGCCGGTTCCATTAAGCACGCCAATGACAGCATTTCGCATCCACGCCTTGTTTGTCGAACGCAGGTGGATAATTCCAAACTTGATTGACCACGGCGCGAACGCTTCGTAAATTGCAGATACCCACAGGTCAGCAGGAAGCCGCTCGCCAGTGATTGCTCCGGCAAAAGGAATATGCACCATCGGGTCTTGAACGTGCCACGCGATCAGGTCCAATAGCCACTCGATATCTTTTGGTGACGATGCAAACGTGTGCTGCGTCAACTCCAGAAAAGGGGTTATGTCTCCAGGTTCAGCGTTCCATCCGGTCCATAGATTGATATAATCGGTGCCGTTCTCAGAAAAAAGTCTTGGGCCTCCCGGAAAGAAACGAAAGTCGTCGCAGGACTCGTAGTGCGTCCCTTCGATAAATTCTCCGGTAGCGCCTTCTGGGTCTTCGCAGTCAGGGAAGTTTTCTCGCACGTAAGGAACAACATCCTTGAATGACGGCATTGGCCTTCCAGTAGCCACTTCGACAAAGCGCAGTGATCTCCTGACATAGATTAGTTTTTCACGTAGTTGAGAAAGGAATAATTTCGGCGTTTCCTGATTTCGGGAGAGCGTGTGACGTGCCATATTTTTGATCCAAATATTTGATGTTTTGCACTTGGTGCAAACTCTTTGGTTGGCCTGTTCCGTGACCAGTTCCATATTTTTCGATTGCCTCCAAAGCAGCGTAACCAGCCTTAGCCGGCATTAGAACACGCGCAACAGTTTTCTCCGTCGTGTTGTCTAGGTAGAGCGTATCCATTCCACAGTCAATACACCACCACGCTAATAATCTTTGCGCTGCGGTGCGAACGTCCTGACCGAGAACGTATGCAGAAATGATTGTCTTTGCGTCGCTTCTACAGTCTTTAGGATCAACATCTTTGCCCTTGTGCCTGGACACTGCCTCAGAAACTAGTTTTAGCGTTGTTTTGTCATGCAAATCAATAAGGCACTTTCGGCGCCCATTACTCCTCGCCAATTTCATCGCGTTTCCCCGGCGTTACATTTACCATTTTGCTATCCAGTTCCGCCAGAAGTTCAGCAACGCTTTTGTCGCGCGTGACTTCCACCTTTTCTGGTTGCACCGTTTTTCCAAACATCTTCTCGAAAAACCAACGCGGGTCTTCCTCTGCGACCTCGGTGAACTTCTCAATCCCGCCGATATTCTCGAACACCTGCAAAATTGCAAGGCGAGAAAACTTAGACGTATCCTGCATTCCAGCCGGCCCGTCGATAATCATTGGCGGTTTTTTGAATGACATGGAAACTCCCTAGCAGATTAGTATAGCATATCCCATGCCATGCAGTTATGCAATCTTGCAACGCTGGTATGCAAAATAGCATGTTGTAAATCCTAGTACAGCATGCAATTTTGTCCGAGTAGCGTTGTCGGTTAAAACTACGGCTTTCTTCAAGCCATGACGGCGGGGCGCTATAATGGGAAACCATTAGCTAGAACCGTGGGGCGCCAGCCTCTAGCATCCCCGCCCGAAAGCGATAGGGGGAAATACTGGCCAGGGACGTGCAAAGTCTCTGTGAAGCAGATCGCAAGTTTAGGGGGTTGCACCCTACCTAAGCACCGAGGCGCCCTCAGCCGACAGGTTCGGACATGGCACTAAGGTTCGGGAAGCAACTCTGGCCGAAAGGCTGGGGCTTCTTCCCCTATACCTCCAACCCTAGCCTCTGGTTCAAACATAGACCTTAGACTCTAGTAACTTAGTAGACTCTCTAGCGTTGAATCTAGTTACTTAGAGACTCTATAGCGTTTCACAATTTTCGGAATTGACTACACAGGGTTAACGTGGCACTTTGCTTGTGAGCCGTGCCGTCCACGCATACCTCCCGCTGCGTGTGTTGCCATTCTAACCGACTCGATGGCGCGGCTCACCGGAGGACTATTTGGAAAATTTGAAGCATCCTGACGAATTCTCTACCGACGCCGCTGTTTTGCGGAAGCTGGGAGAATGGCGTAACAATATTGAACTTCACGCAAACGAATGCCTGAAGATACGCGATAAGGCTGGCCAGCTAGTCCCTTTGAAATTCAATGCCCTTCAGCGTATTGTGCACAACGCCGCTGAAAAGCAAAGAAGCAAAACGGGTAAGATCAGGCAAATTGTGTTGAAGTACCGACGCGGTGGCGCATCTACTTACATTCTTGCTCGCGGATACAACAAAGCAACGCTGCATCACGGCGCGTCTGTTGCTATTATGGCACACGTATCACAGTCAACCAACGCACTTTACCGCATCGTCAAGCGTTTCCAGGAACACAATCCGTTCGCTCCCCCGCTTGGTGTCTCCAACGTCAAGGGTCTGGAATTTGACGGTATGGATAGCCGATATGGCGTTTTCTCTGCTGAAAACGACGAGGCCGGACGAGGCGACGAGGTTTCATTCCTGCACTTTTCTGAGGCGGCATACGCTCCAAACCTCGAAGGCAGTATGTCCGGCATTGGTAACTGCGTGTCAGATATGCCTGGAACCGAAATTTGGCTGGAATCTACGGCAAAGGAGCCTTTTGGCGACTTTTACGAACGCTGCATGGATACAATGAAGGGCGCATCCGACTATCAGCTAACGTTTGTCCCTTGGTCAGAAGACCCGCTTTGCTATTCTGATCCAGGCGCAGACTTCGAGCCGTCAACTGAGCGAGAAAACCCAATTTTCCCATCCGAATCGGAACTGATGGAGGTAAACGGCCTGACGCTTGGTCAGATTGCATGGCGCCGAAAGCGCATGGGCGGTCCACGCAACATCATTAAGTTTTCCCGTGAGTATCCGCTCACTGTTTCTGACTGCTTCGCCGCAATTGACGATAATGCGTTTATCTCGCCAATCGACGTGACGAGAAGCCGAAAAGCCAATATCAAGGCTCATGGCTCCATTGTCATTGGGGTTGACCCTGCATCTGGCGGTGGCGACAGATTTACAATTGCTGTTCGTCAGGGCCGAAAAGTGCACAAAATAACGCACCGCACCAAAGTAAAATTCAATGAGGGACTTGAGTTCATCAAAGCGATGATCGAGGACTGGAAGCCTGACCGTGTGTTTATTGACGCCGGCGGTGGCGGTAACGGTGATGCACTGTGTTCCGCACTGCGCGATGATCCGCGATATAGCGAAATTGTTCGCGGAGTTCTGTTTGGCGGTGTGAGCCAGCACAAGTTGCGTCGCCCCGACAAGCCAGGCCCACGCAACCGCAAGGCTGAGATGGCAATGCGCCTAAAGGATGCAATGGAGTCTCCAGAAGGGCTTGACCTTCCGGACGAGGAGGGAATCCAGTCTGACTTTTGCTCGGTTAAGGTCGAATATCTTAACCAAGAGGGCGACTACCAGCTTGTGCCTAAAAAGAAGCTGAAGACTCGATCCCACGACCTTTTCGATGCCGTAGGGTTGACTTATGCCGATGAGTTCGTTCAGCCGTTGCAACTTATTGAAGGCGGTGATATTAACTCTAGCATAGGTCGCACATACAGCCCAGCCGGCGTGCCGCCAAGCAATACAGGATGGATGGCCTAAATGCCGTTAAAAGACCAAAACGAAATTACTCTCGAAGGATTCGACAGTAAAGATGACTTCTGCAAGTGGGTTATGGAAACCCGGCAGAACGATCTTGACTTTGACCGCGAGAACCGTGACCGGGGCATTCAAGACACTCGCTATGCGGCTGGCTATCAGTGGCCGGCTGAAGACTACAAGTGGCGCGTTGACAACAATATTCCCGCCATGACCTTTAATCAGGTTCCATCACTACTTCGTCACCGCCTTGGTGCTCGTGCGCGTAAGGCAATCGGACCAAAGGTTACACCAGTCAATCCAGGTAAGCGTTATGACGGCATTGCTCAAATCCGCGAGGGATTGATCCGCAACGTCGAAATGAACAGCGATATCAAGGTTGTAGACGCAACAATCTCGCAGCAGCAGCTTATTGGCGGTATCGGCAACTACGAAGTAACCATCGAATACGCCAACAATGACGTGTTTGAGACGGATATTTTCATTCGCACGGATCAAAATAGCTGGAGCGTCATCTGGGATTCAATGTCCCAGGAGCCAACCGGCAAGGACGCGCGCCACGTAATGAAGGAAACCAACCTCACCCGCAAGGATTATGAGGCAATGTTCCCTGATTATCCGGTCGAAAGCATTGGTGAGAACCCGGCGCACACGCTGACAAATACAAGCGGCGTTATGGTCAACGGACAGTCCGATAACCTTCAGGGGTGGATTAACGAAGATACGGTTCGTATTGCTCTTGTATGGACAATGCATGAGCGCGACAAGACTTTGGCGTTGCTGACGAACGGCGATGTGGTAGATATTGGCGACACTCCACCGGAAGAGTACCAGACTGATCCAAACGAAGATGGTGATTTTGACACAGTAGTCAGAAACCAAAAAACCGGGGAATACAAATCCCGCGTTGCGAAGTGCAAGTACGCTAGAGGCGTTCTGACGAACGGCTCTGACATACTTGGCGAGCCATACGAAATGGAAGTAGATCGCGTTCCACTCGTTCGCGTTCCGGCCTGGTGCATCTATACCGGAGACCGCATGGAGCGGTTTGGTATGATTTACAATGCCCGCGACGCGCTGACGTTCTATAATTACGTCAAATCTGACCGGATTGAGCGCATTGTGTTCCGCAACCGTGCGCAGTACGAAGCGCAGGAAGACGCGCTTTCGGCTGAGCAGGAAAAGCAGTACAAGAATGCTCACCGCCTTCGTGGTGGAGTTCTGAAGTATCGCGGGCCAGCACCAATGCAGATTTCGCCACCGCCTGTTGACCAAGCCGCCATCATCGAAACTGAAGCAGCACAACAGTCTATCAATGATATCTTTGACATTCGGCCAGGCTTGGCCAGTGGTATGGGGGCGCCTTCCGGCATTTCCCTTGAACACCAAATGGATATCACCGACACGGGCGGACTCATTTACGATGAAACGATGGAAGCCGCCAAGCGCGAAGTATATCGTCTCATTAACCAGCTTATCCCATACGTCTATGACGCACCACGCATCATCAAGATCGTTGGCGAGGACGGAAAGATCAAAGAGGCAATTCTCAATGATCCAGAGAACCCGGAAAGCATTGACATTACGCTTGGCAAGTATTCTGTAGACACTGCTACCGGACCAAGCGCAGCAACCCAGCGCGTGCAGGCAATCGACTTCTATCAGACAATGTTCAACGCCAACCCGGAACTGATGGGTCTGGTTGCGCCAGAACTGATCGAATTGCTAAACGTCCCCGGAACAGAGAAGCTTTCCAAGGCGCTTCGTGAGCGCACCGGAACTGGCCAAGAGGAAGACTTGACGCCAGAGGAGCAGGCCGCGATGGCCGCCGAAGCTGAAAAGCAGGCGGCACTAGAAGAAAAAATGGTCATGCTTCAAATGCGTAGCGCCGAACTTGACGTTGAAAAGAAGCAGGCCGAGACTGAAGCCAGACTTGCTGACGTTCAACAAAAACTTGCAACCGCCGAATCTGAGCGCGCCCAATCACAGGAGCGTTTGTCCAAAGCAGAGCAAGACAGAATCACCAGTACAGCTAAGATTCTAGAGATGGAATCCAAGATGGAACTGTTGGCCGCTCAGACAGAAAAAGTTCTGGCGGAAATTCAGAAGATTAATGCAACTCCAATTCCAAACCCAACCGGAGGTACTACGGAATGACTATTGAGAACACACCAGACGAAAGCGAATTTATCGTTCCCGCAGACAATGAAGTTATTGAGGGGGCGGAGGCAAGTCTGACCCCAGCCGATGACGTTGAAATCAAAGAGGACGATGATGACAGCGAAGGCGTTGTTGAAAGCGCAGAGCAGATTGCGGCCAACAAGGCGGCAGCTAAGGAAGCCTTTAAGCGCAGAAAAGCGGAGCGTGAAAGCTTTGCATCGCAAAGCCGCATCCAGGAACTTGAAGATCAGGTCCGCTCGCTTGCAAGCAGCAAAGCACCAGAAAACAAGGAAGCGGTTGCAGCCGCACCAAAGAAGCCAAATCCGGCTGATTTTGACCTTGGCCGTTGGGACGAGAAGTATGAAGCGGCTCTTAGCGACTGGATGGATCATCGAGACGACTTTATTCTAAAGCAGGCCGAGGAGCGAGCATCCAGCGCAACTCGCGAACTAGGCGAGTCTGCAAGGCGGCAGCGCGAGAATGCTGACCTTGAGTCCGTCGGAAATGATGTTGGAAAAAGGGGTATTGACAAATACTCTGACTTCCAAGATACTGTTCAGGACGCTCTAGAAGCGATGCCGCCTGCACCGGAGGCTCTAAAACATTTAGTGCGACTATCGAATGCGGAAGACGTATTCTATCACCTAGCGCAAAATCCTGACGCGCTGGAGAGTATCACGGACCTCGATCCGATGGGCCAAGCCCTTGAATTTGGTAAAATCTCGGCTCGGCTGGCCGCAAAGTCCAAAGTGGCTTCGCAGACAACCAAGGCTAAACCATCACCCCAGCAGCCTCGCGGAACTGGCGGCAAGTTCACTTCGGACGCTGACGCCAATTACGAGAAGCTTCTAAAATCAAACAACAACCCGTGGAATTAAAATACAATGGCTAACAACTATCCTCAACTGGCTCTCGTCACCGACGCTATCGCCGCATCAATGGAAAACACGCTTGTCGCGTCCAAACTGATGCGCTGGATGGATCGTGGTTCGAGCAAGATTGGCCCGCTCAACCGCTTCCAGGTTATCGAGCGCGTCTCCCCTCGCTACAACAGCCGCCGCACAACTGGTAACGTGGCTGACCTTTCCGCTGGCAAGCAGGACACTGTTGCAGGTGCCGAAATCTTCCAGCTTAACTCGCTGATTGGCTATGACTTCTTCGACGAAGACTTCAGCCGCGTTCGCGATCTTGACATGGCAATGAAAGACGAGCGCCTTAAGGCAATCGGTCGCAATGCTGGTGAAGACGTTGACGCAGACGTGCTTTCTTTCACTGCACGCGCAGGTAACAACCAAACTGGTGTTTCCGGTAACGCAGTGAACTCCATCGAAGCACTTCAGGCCGGATATGTCCGCCTGAAAGAAGAAGGCGTTGCAGACGGCACTATGTTTGCGGTTCTTTCCTATAGCGACTACCCAGCCCTGTCGAAGTATCTCCTTGAGACTACGACTGCCAACCGTGGCACGCAGGAAACCATTCTCGGTACGCTTTCGGGCGCCGTGAAAGACCTGCTTGGCATGAAGGTGATGTTCACCCAACAGCTTCCTGTTCAGGTTGCTGGCACACGCACCAACGG